CATCACCTGCATCTGTTACCGTAGTAGCAAACTTAACTGTTCTATCTAAAGCGTCTTGGTGTTGTTGAGTTACGAAGGTTAATCTATCTAGTGCATCTTCGTGAGTTTCTGCTGGGAAAGGATCGTTCTCTACATAGTCCGTTCCTTGGGTAAGGGTTAATACTCTTTCAATAACTACTGAGTCTGCTGCTGTTAGTCCTGTGCCAAAGGTAACATTACCGCCTGAAGTCACTCCTGCATCTGATACTGTGTAGTCCGTAGTTAGTGTTTTAAGTACATCATTGACATAAACCTTTAAGTCTGCATCTGCGAATATCTTAAATGTGTACGCAAATACAGTCTGTGATGCTGATGCTGTATAACTTACTTTACTTGTTGTGCTTGATACTGCCATTTTTAACCTCTAATTGTTCCTGATTATAACAAAATATCTATTGAAGATTAGGGAAATTCGGCATTGCTCCACTTCTGCCTAAATCCTTCTTCATACCTTTAATACCCTTTTGATAATAAGTATCTAAAAACTGTTTAGCATTAAGATCTCCAGTAGCATTTTTCAACTTCAATGCCGCTGCTAGAATGTCAGCTTCTTTTCTCTTATCACCGTTTGCAGATCTGAACTCATGCATCCATGCATTAGAACCATATCTACGCATCATGTTACTTGATCTGCTAAGAATATCTTTTCCTTTCTTGGATTGGAGAGCTATAGATTCTCTTTCAGTAATCTGATCACCATGTCCTGTTAGCATCTTAGCAATAGCACTATTGATGTCTATATTTTCTTGTGAGTACATAGCTTCATTCTTCATAGTACCTAAAGCATGAGGAAGATCTCCAGAATCTACCACTCTTAACCATCTACCTAGTATGTTTTCCATGAATGGTAAGTCGTTGTTATCTTTTATGAAAGTCAATAGTTTATGATTTACTTCTTCCTTACCAAGATTAGCAAGGTCGCCAAGCTCTATTCTATTCTCATAGCCCATAATGTTTCTTATCCAGTCAGGCGTTTCCCCATAGAAGATACGACCACCCATACTGTTCCAAACATTGTCCATCCATTCAGTTGATCTGGCTTCACCACCGGCTTTCTGTGCTTGCTCACTAATTACATTCTCTTCTCTAAAGTAATCATAAGGGTTTCCATTGCCAACATAATAATCACCAGCTTGAGCCAACATCTTGAATAACGGTGAAAAGCTTGGAGTTTGTCCTGCACCAAAATCCATTATTCCTGTGCCAAAATCTCCTGTTCTTGTATCTGGATGAGCTAGTGGTGAATTAGTAAACATTTTCCATACATTGCCACTAATGAATCTAGCTGTTTCGTCTAGTGGGATGGTTAATATAATACCCTTCTGTACCCAACTCTCTCCGTCTGGCCCTTTTACTTCAACTAGATCCATAGGTATAACAATATAATTAGTCTTGATATATTCTGATGTCATTCCCATGATTGTTGCATTTTTGGCTTTATCTTCATCTGTCAAGCCTACTAATCCTTGAGCCATAGCAAACATCAAAGCTTTAGTTGCAAACGCCTGTTGGAATGTTGAGTTCAAATACTCTGCAGATCTCTTTGTTGATTTCTTGCCAGTTAAAGGATCTCTTCTAAATGATTCCCAATCACCTCTCCAACCTTCTTTCATAGCGTTAGAGAACATAAATAGATTGTTATACACTGAGAATGCTTCACCTTTTCTTAGAAAGGCAGGTGATCCTAACTGCACTCTTACAATGTGGGCAATTCTTTCTTTAGATAATTCAGGGAAGTATTTTTCTAAGTATCTCTGACCGCCAGCTTTATTCTGTGTTTCAACGAATTGTCCAAATATCCTAACACCATCAATCATTGTTCTAATAGGATGATGTATGTATTCGTTCCAATCTGCTTTAGATTGACTGAATTGTGCTATTCTTCTTTCCATAGCCATAACATCAGAAGGTTCGCCCCAAGGTTCAGCTACAGATATGAGAGATCTGCCACTTCTCATGTTGCTAATTACTGGATTGGGTATGCCGAAATATCTATGAGTACCATCGACACCACCTTTCGCCCAGAATGGAAGATAAGAAGCCCACTTAACCAATGGTATTTCATCATACCAACCACGACTAGGAATGTTTTTAACAGTTCTTTGAAAGTCACGCGCAGCATTAAACAACATGAATCCCGGATTTGATACGGTATAAACCTCTCTAAAGTATGCATTCATATTCTGAACCCATGCCCAAGCCTTGTATCTATCTATAGCACTTTCTTTAAATGCTTTAGCAACCCATTTATCAACATAGAATCCTTTTAGCTTACCATCACGCATAACCATTAGTAATTCTAAATTCTTACCTTTGTACTTCTCACCATGAGGTTCAACAGGTCGTTCAACAGCAAAGCCATTAAGCATTACAGTTTCATATTCTGCTTTCTCAAAGTGGAACATTTTTGGTGCTGTTTTTAAAGCTTCTTCATACATCTTAATAGTGTTGTCAATAGCTTTATTCTTTACTATAGCATCAATGATTGATAGATCACTAAACACAGTTGCAGTCAGTGGGCTTTCAATACCTTTGAATGTACCAATCTGGCCAATCAATTTAGCACCCATACCTTTACCGTAGCGAGCATCCATGTGTTCAACTACATTAAACTTAACATAATCCTTGTTCTCAATAATCTTCTGCTTTAACTTAGCATCAAACATATCAGAACCTTGAACCTCACTAATAAAGTTCTTTTGTCTAACAAGCCAGTATTGCTCTACTACATCTCTTAATTCTGGATGTTGTGATTCTAATACCGCCATTTCTTCTGCAGCAATCTTCCTATCCACGCCATAAGGGTTAATAAGCTCTGATCTATCGCCTTCTGCAATTCGTCTGAAGAACAAGTAAAGCTCAATATTCTCTTGTGGGATCTCCATGTCTTTAGCAAACTCTCTAACCATGTGCTGTAGATCTGAGATATATTCCTCATGAGCAGATTTGTTATAAAGCATCTTCTCTACTGATAGAGTTGGATCTTCACCTTCTTTCCATGTTTTGCCGGTTCTTTCTTCATATAAATTCTGATCTCTAGTGATAGCAAAGTATTCATCATACAACTTATACTTCATAGTATTAGAACCTTCTTTTGGATCTAGATCATGCTCCATCATTTCAATACGCTTTAGATCACCATCACGCATACCTGATAGAATACGCAAGCTTAGATCTTTTCTACCACCATTAGGAGTATTAAGAGCATCTTGTAGTTTGAACCAGTTTTCTCTGAATTTAGGATGCCCCTCATGCAGCCAGTTCATAAAGCCAGCATAAGCATTAGGAGCTTTTTCTTTAGTGAAAAAAGGATTTACAACTAAAGCACTTATAAAATCAGCAAATATTTCTTTAGAGCTTTTACGATAACTAAGAAATTTCTTACTTGCTGTAGCTTCATTAAACGGTCGCCATTCTTTTGATAACTCATACAACTCTTGATGAATTAACTCTTGCGACAATAGTTTTCTTCGGGTTACTTCTGCCTCGAATATTTCTTTAAACTTAGCTTTAACTTTGTCAGCTAAATGTTCAGGTGCTGCATTAGTCTTTGCGCCAGCATCCAGTATCTTTACAATCTCAGGATGAACCTGTCCTCGCATAGCAGCCCTAGTAATCTCCTTCTTGAGCTTTCTATGTGCTTTTTGAATAAATGTGTATAAAGTAGGATCTACTTCAGCTCTTTTCATAACACCAGTAAAGATGTCTTTGATTTGCTGCGGAGTAATACCTAGGTCTTTAACTTCTTTTATGTTGGATAGGTCTTTTACAGTTTCATTAACTAATCTTTTAGCTTCTGTTTGCAGGTCTTTGATCTCAGCTTTAGTTAATGGCTTTTCTCCACTTGGAGTACCCTGATAGTATTTGCCAAAGTGTTTTTTAAGGCTTGCAATACGACCAATGATGTTTCCTCTGGCCATAGTATGATCACCTTCTTTCGATATGTAATCAACAACATGTCCGATCTCATGCATCAATGTAGCCATTAGCTGTGCTGTGTCTTTGCCTAGTTCAGCATTGATCTTAATAGCTGCTTTTAACTCAGCACCCTCATGAACGATAGCACGACCTCTAACACCCTCTGGTAGTTTGTTAGTCACTACAGCAAACTTGCCATCCATCATCAATCTGCCTAGCTCTACAATATCAGGTAGTTCTAGCATTCTGTTGTAACGCTCTGCATCTCTAACCAATCCAAGATTAAATGATTGTGTACTTGCTAGATCTAATGCTTTAGCATCAGCCAGTTCTTTTGTGAAGTTAAGCTTCAGATTTCCGTTAGCATCATATTCTTTCTTCATGACACCCAAGATCTTAACTTTGCTCATATCTAATAAAACCGCTGAATCTCTAGACTTTGTATCACCCTTAACATCTTCGATTTCATTTCTATAGTAGATAGCATCATAGCCTCTCTCCATAAGGAAAGCTCTCATAGCCATGTTAGAGTTAGGATAAGTTGTACTGCCTACTCTTTTTCTAGCTATGTCTTGTGCTTCATCTCTGGTCATAAGATCTACACCTTTACGCTGCAAATATGAAACAATACCACGCCAGTCCTCTAAACCATTTGCTAATTGCTCTGATTTAATAACTAAAGGATTACTAATCTTAGATAAAACTCTATAGATGAAAGGATTGTCTAGCCTTGCTGCAGCCTGAGCATCATCGCCCACATGCAGTAAATATTCTGATCTTATATCAAATTTAGTTAGATCAGATCTCCTAGATGAATGAGAAACAATAGTCCAGCCTTCATCGCTATTCTTTCTGATTTCTTCTGGTCTAGGGAACTTGGCTACTTCAATAGAAGAAAACTCATGCTGGCCTTTTAATTTAATCTGGTTTGTTGCTATTAAGTATTCTGGTAAATGAAAGCCACCGTTATTGTCATACTCTTTTTCAGAAGTCTGTCGTAATAACTCTAGTGTTCTTTTCTCAATAAGCTCTTTAGACTTAGCACTTGCAGCTTCTATAGATTCACCATAAACTAATTCTTTCATGGTTTGGAGAGATTCTACAACTAGCCTTTGAGCTTCTTCACCACCGCCTATTTCTTTAGCTTCAAGTCCTTTAGATCGAATCATGTCATCAATCTGTAATAAATCTATGTCTAATTCAGTTAGGTCTTTAAGTTCACCATCAGTCTTTTCTATCTTTTTAGCTACAACAGCTTCAATAATAGGTATTAATTCACTTGGAACTTCTACCCCCTTACCAATATAAATTTCATTACCCTTATCTACAAACATTTCTACCATGTGCTTTAAGCCATCAGTAGATATTTCACCATCAAGTTTCTCAATCTCCCAAGCATTAATACCTTTATCTCTAGCCCTACGAAGAGTGACTCTAACATTTTGTACTTTTGGCGTTCCTTCTTTTGCGCCTGCTGTAGCGTGTTCAGCATGTGTTAATTCAATCTTTTGTCCACCAGTAGATCTGTCATGCTGGTAAGTGTATTGAGAGGCTCTATATATGCCTTCAGTAGTAGTGTGTTTTGCTGTTGATTTTTGTCCTGTTAATACAATAGCATTTAATGATGCCTGAATCTCTTTAGGTAGATCATAGAAGTATTTACCGTTCTTAATTCTAGGTGCAGCACGCATAGCCTGAATGATTCCTTTTGCTATCTCTGGATTATCTTTTAAATAGCTAGTGAATGTTTCAGGTCTAATGCCAAATTGAACAAATATCTTTCTTAATCTTTTGTTTACTGCATGATCTGACGAGCCGATTCTTAATTTAATCGGAGCAGTTAATTTTGAGAAACCAGTATTAGTAGTATGTAATATAGATAATACAGCTACACTGTGTAAAAACTCTTGTACTGTTGGGAAAACACCATCTGGCAGTGTTAGATCTAATGTATTTCTTACAGGATCAAGATGTGAAGCCTCTGTCATTGCTATAGCTTCAGTTAGTAGCCTTGCAGAATTTACTCCATATTGCTTACCATTCTTACCTGTTGTACCTTTAATGATAGATCTAACAAACGGATTCTTAGAGTTCATTGCAAGCTTAGTGAATGCAGCACTAGCAGTACCAGTGATAGCGCCAATAACAGCTTCAGCACCAAACTCACGAATAGCATTGGTCACATACTTCATGAAGTCTTGTTCGTTTTCTACATCTGTAGCATTTTGCAACAAATCATCATAGACACTACGAATAGCACCATGAACACCAAACATACCTACAAAACAACCAACCGTTGCACCACTAGCTGTACCTATTGCTGGAACTGCTGATCCCACTGCAGCACCCACAGGAGTACCAGCCTTACAACCGGCAAAGAAAAGAGGGGAGTCTGGAACAATACCTGCTGCAGCATATACCAACTGCTTCATCATAGGTTGCTCTTCTAAATAGATAGACTCACCAAGTAATTCTTTTAGCGTTAGTGTTTCACCTTCTTGGATTCTATGGAATTTAACACCCATAGCAACTACAGATTGTTGTACGCCATTCTCAATAGTATCAAACCAATCCCATTCATACTCTTCAGGATTCATATCGATAGGTGGTTTACGCCTTTGATCTTTCTCACTCCAGTACCACTGCTTCTCTCTAGCATCTTTTCTAGTGCGTTCTAAAGATGACTCTTCAAATTCAGCAGGAACAACCATATATAGTGGATTGATTGAATAAACCGGCTTATCTTCTTCGATATTCCAGCTCTCAATGTCATAACGCATTCTAACAAATCCCTCTGGGATAATCTCTGGATTACCATAAACTTCATCTTGGTCGCCATCTGCTAGATTCTTTTGCCTAGTAGTATCAAAAAACTCTAAACGATCTTTTGCTTGTTCCCAAGGCAACCCAGCATCAACCATCTGAGCAATTTCAGTGGCAATATCTGGTTTGTTAGACCATACATTAAACAGATCAGCACTTACATCTTCTTTGTTCCACTGCAAGTAGTTGTTGTAATTATCTTCAGCATTAGGCATGTTTTCCCATCTGCCACCTTGTACTGTTGTAGCTATCTGATGATATTTTGTACCTGTTTCTGTTTCAAAAGCAAATTTCGGATATTGTGATAAGCCATCTCTAACAGGCTCTTTATCCCAGTTAAACCTGCCTGCTTCACCTAATACTTCTGTTTGCTGACTGTAACCTACATCACCTTGATCAATGATGCTGCTATAGCCAGAACCAAAAGATGTTATAGGATTTAAAGTAACTCCTAGCTCAGTATTGATCTCAGCATCAGTCCTTCCCATTCCAAGAAGTTCATTACGCGTGTTTAAAAACGATGTTCTTGCTTGTTCGGCTGTGTAGCCATCTGCTAATCTATCAATCAAAAATTGTGATTTCATAAACCTCTTCGCTCATATAATGCTTCGATCATTTCTAATAGTCTATCATCTCTTTTCTCTGCTTTGTCATGAGCAGCTTTATACTTTTTATATAATGCTTTTGTTGGTTTTGGATGTTGCTTCCATTCTGAAATACCAGTTTCATGCCAAGCATCATAAGTCGAATAATCAATACTAGCTGTTCTGTCTAAGTATTCAACAACATCACCTTTCTCTTTAATCCAGCCTTTAAGATTTCCACTATCTACAAAATTACCAATCAGTAAGTTAGTTAAACCTTGTGCAAGATCTAACATTGCATCAGAGGTTGTGTCTATTGCTCTTTCTACCATAGACTTGCTTTCTTCTTCAATTCTGAGTTTCTCTTCTGCAGCATTCTTAGCTTCAATATCCTTAATGGCCATATCTTTAGCTTCTATCTGTTTATCAATTTCAGTTAGTCCTTGCTTTTCAGATTCAATTTCACTTCTAACAATGCCTATTTGAGCATCATATCTTTTAATTTCTAATTCAGAAATCTCAATTTCTAGTTCAGTAGATTTAATTTGCCAAGATTCAAGATCTTTGCTTTCACCTGATGCTATATACTCATCTAAAGCAGCTTTTTCGTCAGATAAGGTTTTAAGTTGTCTGTCTATGTTCAAAACATCTTTATCCATTTGATCTGTTAGATTATCAGCTTGTAAATATTGATCAAAAGTTCCATTAGCCAAAGCAGCCTGTCTGGCTTTTTGATGTGCAATAGGCTCTAATCTTGAAGTCCAGCCTGCTGGAAGAGGTGAGTCAGATGGTATGTTCACAACTAAATTAGGATCACCTTTTTGCATTTGTGCGATCTTAGAGTAATAAAGCATAGAGCCATCTTCTTGAGTCATTCCCTCTGGTAGTGGCATTGAGTATTTAGAACCGTCATCAAATTCAATATTAAGCTGATTAGCAGTTAGTGATTTATCCCATCCATTATCAATAGACCAGTCTGTAAGCTTGTTAGTTATTTCTTCACTAGAATACACAACCATT